TCCAGAAGATAATACTTGAGCATTTTGTGCTTCTTTAACTGTTGCATTGAGTGCTTGACCAGTAATTGAAGTCATATCAATACAATTTGTTATATTATTCAATCCAGAAATTTCATCTGCATTTGGGATTTGACTTGATAATGCAGCCATTGCCGCTAGTGAAGAAGGAAACGATCCCAATACTGCCGATGGAGAAAAATTAGGGGAACCGGGAATTCTTTGGAACATTGCGCTTTGGGGTGGATTATCTATTTTTACTATTTGACTTGCGCCATAATATTTGTGAATAATGCTCAAAACTAAGCCAACCAATCCACTAACTTTTGGAAAATCTGATGTAGCGCCAGAAAGCATAGCAACTGTATTGATAGGAGAAAAAGAAGATGCAACATTTGAAAGCGTAATACTATTATTATGTGTTTCTGAAATATTATTATATGATGAAAATACAGAAACATTTGTTAATGAAGGAGCAATGTTTGCTAAATTAGCTGCATTTTGATTTACTAAAGTTGATCCTCCAATTGCCAAGCTATTTATATTTCCATATATAGAACCGTCACTCAATGTTACTGGAAATATATTTGTTACAAGCGCAGAAGAAATATTTGAAGTATCTGAGCTAATATTTGCATAATGCGTAGAAGTAGTTAATGTAATTAAACCCGATATTGTATCTGTTAAAGCACCATTGTAATTAGTTGATCCTAAAATATCATCAACTGTTGGATTTCCATATGTTCCAGACCCCGGCCCAAAAGTTGATTGTATATTGGAAAATTGACTTTGTGATATTGGTGATGATAATGCTAATAAATTACTTGAATTTGTTAATGGAGAAATTTGTGACATTATTAATCCCAAAGCTGTCATCGATGGAATATTTGTTAATCCTGAAATATTTGTAACTAAACCATTAATAAAATGATAAACATCTAATGAAATATTTCCGAGATTCAAAGCTGAACTAATAGTTTGTGTTACTACTGGTCCTATCATTAATGGAATATTTAAACAATCTGTCCATTGATATATTAAAGAGGCTGCATTTGGTCCAACACCAAAAAATGTTATGACAGCATCCAAGTCTCCGGTCTGTGTCAATGCATTATTTGCTGCTTGTCCCAAAACAATATCAAATGGATTTAAAGATACAATTTGAAAAGTATCTGTATCTGATAAACCAACAGGATTATCTAAAATATAAGAAAATAAATCACTACCAATTATCCAAGTATTTCCAGTCGTAGGATCAATAATATTTTTACCAAAAAAAGTAAGATGTAAATTACCAATGGTATCATTACCAGCTTCCAATATGCGATTAAAACAATCTGCATTACTAAAACCATTGAATGGGTCTGTTGGAACCATTAATGTTCCTAACTCTGAAATTACATTGGCTACATTTTGAAATTGTATTGGATCATTTCCGCCAATTGCAGAAAATCCTCCAGTAGCACTAGAGGCTGGCCCACCAGACCACTGTGTTGTAGCTGCTGAACTAATTACCGCCTGTGCTGCTGCCGCATATGATTGTGCTTGGCTCAAAGTTTGTATATAAATATTTGCTGTTGGACTACCACCAAACCAAGCTATTGTTCTTGCTGGAGCAATAGAAAATAATGGTCCATTTCCAAGATTAGAACTAAATTCATTTGGAACTTGACCAAATACTTGTGGGAAAGTATTTGCTCCAATTGAAAGTAATAAATTAGCATTTGCTGATGTTAATCCAAATGGCAGAAGAGATGCTGTTGAATAAATGTTACTAAAATTTGCAACTGGCGCAAAATTACTATATGAGGATAAATTTGCACTAATATTCGGAGGAGTTATTCCCTCTCCATTTTGAAGACCCGATCCTGCAAGTATTTGAAATCCACTTAAACTATTTTGCATACTAATATTTAGCCCAATAGAATTGATGGTTTAGGTATAGATAATGGTGAAACAGCTTGTGTATATGCATTAGAAAATTCTTCTCGAACATATTTACTATATGCTGCAATCGCTGATCGATTAATATTAATTGCCTTATCTTTGTTAGCTGAAAAAAGAACTGGACCAAATCTCAATTCTCCAGTTGGCATCATGACAATACTACGTGCTTCGTAAATATCAACAACATCGTGGTTTAAAATTTCAATTGTTTCCGTTTTAGCAACAATTTCCTCTCCCGATGTAAGTTTGATAGAATAAATTTCCATAATTATACTCCTAGTTTTTCTTTTATATCTGTTGCGGTTATAATGCGAATAATTTTTTCATCTATTTCATTATTGTCAAAAACAATATCGGTATTATATTCTTGCCATGGATCATCTTCAAAAATAATCAATTTAATCACATGATCTTTATTATGGGAAGATAATATAAGTGTATAGAAACTACCTAAAATCTGAGAATTCCTACAAAATGTTGATTGTGCAAACAAATTCCATGGAGTAGGCCACTCTTCCACATTTGCAATATCAAAGTGATAACTATTAATTCTTGGCCCCATATTCCAATTTTCAAAGGTATATCTTACTGCTTGATCAAATGGTAAAGTATCAATATATTTGCGAAATTTTCGAATACTTAAAATTCTTGCTTCTGGATTACCCAACCACGAAATTTTTTCTGTCATTTTATTATCCTATAACATTGAATCATAATATTGATAAACTCGTTTCCACCATTCTTCTTTATAATGTTCCAATTCATCTCCAGTTAAATCAAACTCTTGATAATATAAAGTTGGATCACACATCATAATAATACCATGTTTAACATCTGTATCGTAAAGTAAATTATGGTTGCATATATATGCACTAAGTTGCAGGAAATAATCGTCAATCCACTCTCGACGCTTTGGTTTGTTCGTTTGCTTATAATCTCCTAAAATTAATTCTCCGTTTTTTAATGCAACCAAATCCGTTGAACCAGCATAAAGTTCAGGATAATACAATGAAATTTCAGAACCATAATATTCGGTTATATTAGCAAAACCATTTTTAATTATATGTTTTGCCATTTTATGACTTTCAATAGAAAATGGATTTGTTCCAGATTCAGAAATTTCTCCATTTTTAATATATCCCTCGATGAAAGAATGCATTCTTGATCCGCGATTTGCTGCTGCGCTGGTAATTTCTGTGGCATTTTTTACACCAACACGTTTTCGCCAGTTATTTAATCCATCTTTTTTTGATTGTGGGGATGTGGCACTAAGAATAGTAGTTACGCTTGGAAGTTTAGAACCATCTGGACAAGAATATAATCTCTTACCATTGATTGTAGCACGAGATAATTTTATATAATTAAATTTATTAACTATCATTTAATTAGTATACATATGTTATATGTAGAATGCAACAACTATTTTTTAATTCTACCGTCTATAACTGTTCTTATTCCTTTTATATTTGATTCTTTTGATGTAGATACTTTTATAATATCGCGGCCAGTAGCTTGAGCAAACCATTTTTTACCTGCTTCTGCAATACCATTACCAACAATCCAATCACTCATTACACCCATTTTTGTGACAGAACCGTTAACTTCTTGATTTGTTTTTTTATTAATTTGTTTAATAATAAAAACCGGCGTAAGAGTTTTGTTACTGCCGTTTCTATCTTCATGTGGATATTTTTTATTTGGATCAGGAAAATTAGACCAATCAACAGAAGACCCCAAACCACTTACAACAAAGAAAATAGCAGAATCTAAATTAGAAAACAAACACCATGATCCACCAAATGGCGCAGGAGCATTATATTGCGCTACATAAATTTCGTGTCTTCCATGTTGATCTTTTTCTAGTTTTTGTCTTTTCATATATTAATCAGGTCTATTAGCCGCACGTCGAGCCATAGCTGAAATTATGCTTTGCTGCTGATGTTGTGGTGGTTGCATTTCTTGATTTTCTATTCCCTCTTCTGGCCCAGAAAAATCTTCTGGATTATATTCATCTCCACCCATTTCATCTGGATTTTCTTCTGGATTTTCTTCTTCGTTTGGTATAGGTTCCATTGGCATTTCTGATTGTTGTGGTTCAGCTTCATCAGTATCTAGATTAAACACAATTTGATTTTTATTAATTGATTTAATTGATGGAGCAATTGCTGGACTTTTTGATAAATCTACAAGTTGTTGATATGTTATACGCATTCCACTACTGCGCATCATATCACTTAATTTAGCAATAGTAATAACTGGTTTGAGACTTTTTTCTTCGGCCTTATGTTTTAAAAATACAATAAGAGATAAAAGGGTATTTTGAATCAACGGATTTGAATTTGTTCCCATTTTAATTATTTCCCTCAATCCATTTTTGAAGCATAACTTCATCGGCAATATTTAAAAGCGTATCGGAAATCATTTTTTGAACTTCTGTATATGTTTCAGTGTCTAAATTTCCGAATATTTGTTGAAGATCACACATAAGATATAATGTTTTTTCTTCAATCTTTATTTTAATTCTTTCCGAATGTGAAATTCTTTGAAGTTGTTCCATTATGGCCCCTATTGTATTTCAATGATAATTTATAAGAATCTTTTATTTTTTCTTTATTGGCTTTTCAACTTTCTTCAACATATCCTTGCCACTTTTCTTAACATTATTAAGTTTCTTTGCTTTTACTTTTTTAGATTCTTCTTTGATTGCCTCAGTAACAACACGAGTTAATTCTTCGGAAATTCTACGCGCACGAATTGGAAATTTCTTAGTATCAGTTTCATCTAATGCTTTCTTCAATGCAACAATCTTAGCTTCGGAAAGTTTTTTATTGAATTGTCGAGATTCATCGGCTGGAATTCTAGCTTCGCGACCAAGTGGGGAAGGGGTTTTATTACTTGGTTTAAATTCATTGCCCAACTCTTCATCACCGACTGCTTCTTCATCGGGGAGATTTAGTTCAGTTTGGTTTTGTTCTGCTTGTGCCTCTCCAGTAAGAACCAAAAGAGCCTGTTCCAATGTTGATTTCTTTTCTTTTACTATACCAAGAAGTTCAGAAAACACTGCATCTGCTGTTTGCTGATAAGCAGTTGCTTGCTCTGGACCATATGTTCCTCTAATTTTTTCGATTAGTTTTGGAAGTTGATCATTTTCCATTTTACTAACATTATCAATAATGTCAGCCAAGGAATCAACTTGATCTTTTGCTGCCAATGCACATTCTGCTGATTCAATTTCGCCTTCTCTTAGCATACGACGAGCATATCTTTTGATGGGACTTTCTGTAATCTGTTTTTTCATAATAGTATTTTCCTTCCTCTAATCTATTTATCCTTTTGTAATTAATCCCATGGAACTTTTCAATAAAGCCTCAAAATTTCCTTGAAGTTTATTATTATTTAGCAATGCCTGTTTAACTACTGACATAGCATCATTTTTCTTATAACCCAAATTAATCAGGGCAGAAATTACATCATTGCTTGTTTTTTTATCTATCGGTCCTTTATCTTTTCCTTTCTCGTTATCTTTTCCTGCTGATTTTAATCTACTAACAGCATAATATATACCATAAAAATAATCTATTAATTCTTTTTGTTTAACTTTATCTGTAACTAATCTAAATGGATTTCCGGGAAGTCTAAAAACTTTATTTCTAATAGTCGTTCTATTCTCAACATTGCCTTTTACACCACTATTATACATTTCCATTAAAAATCGTTGAATAATCTTATAATCTTGTCCCTTGTATTCATTAAAATGTTCCTTCATTTCTTTATCAAAAAATGTTCTAACTGAATTTGGATTATCTATATCTAGATTTTTAAACTTTTTCTCAACTTCAATATCAGTTCTTTTTATTTGACCGTGTTCTGATTGAAGTGATCCTCCCTTGAGTCCATTTACAAATGCCCCAATAGCCGAACCTGCGACATGTGGGATAAATTTTACAGTCGTATCTGCACCATGGCCAATTGCTTTTTGAATTCCTTTATGATATGGATCAGCAACTTCGCGCCCTGCTTCTAACAAAGTTTTCTTTTCTCTAAGATATTCAGTTAAGAATCTTGCAGTGGCTAACATACTAAGATATTGAGAATTTTTTTCTCCAAGAAAATAATCACCTTCATTACGAAAATCATTAATACGAATAATAACTTCTTCTAACAAGGCGTTAGCTTTTTGCTTATTCAAAGTATCAACTGGAAATTCATAATTAAAATTTTCTCGTAATATATTATGAATAGTAACAGTCGTAACCGGTCTTGAAAAATCTTCAATAATCATAATTCCTCTACTGTATTTATGAATATTTTCAAATTCTCTGATTCAGAACTATATTTAGATTTTCACCTATTGATGAAAAACAAGACTTTGGAAAAGATATTGATTCATCTAAATCAGTAATAATCGGAACATTATCAAAGTCTCCTCTTAATTTCCATAAATCAACAGAATTATCATACTGACACCAACATTGCCATATTGTTATGTCATCAAGAGGACCATATAACCACCCAAACCCATATGCTGCTGGTCTTTGATGATCTAATTTTACTGGTGGAATAATATTATTTGGTTGAAAGCACAGACCTAATAATTGAACAACTGTATCAAAGTTTCTTTGTTGATTGCGTTTTTTAGTATATTCTTCATAGGACAACTTAGACCCAGTTGGCCTATTATTTCGGTGAATATTTGTTTTTGTTATATCAATAAGACTAAAAATTTCTATCATGCACTTATTTACTCTTTAAATTATTGTTATCCAAGATATTTTTGCGCATTTGTATAAATACATTCAAAGGGATTAAAAATCCCAAATTCATAAGTAACAAACGGAGATATAAAATGCCTTCATTATATAAGAGTAACCCCGCAATCGACGGTAATTCAATTGCTGTATTCGGTAAGAATCTTGACTATGTTGAACTTAACTTTGGAAACGGAACTATTCCAAACACAACCCCAATTCTTAGTGCATGGAACTTGGGACCAAACGGCGCATGGCCAATCGTTATTCAGACCATCGAACAGGTTGCCTCCATCGAAGTTCTCGGAGCACTTACTGCCAACTGTGTTCTACTTAGTCAGAATGGCGGAAATGCAAACATCGGCGTTCGTATGCTAACTTCTGGTATCAACGCAGCTAATGCAGTGGCACTACAAACAGCTATTCAATCACTCGGAATTATAGCAACTGCTAATGCAACTCTTGGTTGGTCTAATGTGAATGTTTCAGGTGTAACTGTTTCAGCTATTTCAATTGGCGCTCCTACTGGCGGTCTTGGTGGTCAGTCACAAGGTTTCCCTGCAAACGTAACATTCTAAGAAATATAACCAAAACAACGAAAAAGGCCAAGCTAGCTTGGCCTTTTCTTATTGTAAGTAATTATTATAAATACCATTATGAGAATATGTGAAATATTTGAATCCGAAGAATTAGTTCCAAAAATGGATTTAGTTGATGCATTTGAAGTTCTACGTGATTACCTTTTTTATTATAAAATTTCCATTGAAGGGGAAAAATTAAAACAAGCATTTAATGAAGCATGGGAAAATGCAGAATTAGAGACAATTAATATCAATGAATTGAAACCACATCATGATTGGGGCAGACGGCCAGAAAGTCAAACACCTATTATAGTAGCTCATTTTTTAACTGGTGAGTATGTCATTTTAGATGGTCAACATAGACTCATCGTAGCACGTGAACAAAACAAAAAAACAATCGAAGCCTTTGTTTTGGAATTTCCATTTTCAGCTACTTATAGAAAACGTAAAAGATAATTTAATTACTACGATCTACAAAATTTTTAGGGTCTGAAAAATTTCCTTTACCTCTTCCCCAAGAATCAATCCAACCACAATAAATACATTTTTTACCTACTATATTTGATTGTCTACCATATCCATTATCATGTTCCCAACGATAATCTGTTGTATTCGAATGATCGCAACCAATTTCAATTATTTCTTTTAATAGAGCTTCGGTTTCAGCATAATGCTTTTTAGAAATTTTACTGAATGATTCTCTTTTCTTAGCTAATAATTTCTTTGCTTGATCTAATGTTCTCATCTCTTTACTCCATAAAAATAAAGATCACAAGCAGATATATTAATAATAAAATCATAATCGGAAAAAATATTTAAAAAATCAAAATTATCTTTAAAATCTTTGGCCGTTAAATTCTTATAATAATTCCAACCTAGACCAATGGTTAATGGAGAATCAGCAGGAGAAGTTCGTGCTGTTCCGTGCTCGGCTCTACCTTCAGTTGCACATGACATAATCACCAGACCTCCAGCTTTTGTCATACGAATCATGTTTTGAAATGTTTCTACCCATTGTGGGTTATGTTCAAAACATTCACACGAAACTGTTACATCAAACGAACTATCTGGAGGATTATAATCCTCCCCATTACACACAACATCAACATCTTTTCCTGCTCCAACGTCTAAACCAATATACTGACATTGTGTGAAAAATGGGCGAATCGATCCATTGATGTTTAAACTACCGATTTCTAAAACCTTTTTAGAATTAAAATAATCTGGATATTGATTTTTTACTGATTGTATAAAATTAAGTTGTTGTGGGTGTGACATGTATTACTCCTTTGATATTGGTAGAGAAGAATTTGATTTTTGATCGAATGAGCCAATAGTATTTTTATTCATAAAAAGAGGTCTATTGACTAGTTTTATTTTACCAGATATTGCGTCAATAACATATCCCTCATGCGATAAATTATCACCAATATTAGCTTGAATATTTTGAGGATTCTTATTTAATATATTTAATATTTGATTCTTACATCTAATTATACCAGAAACCGACCACCATATATAATCAAATCCTCGTGAATTATTCCTTATATAATTTAACGAGTTTGTTTTCTTACTATCAGTCATCGACAAATCTTTGAACCATGTAATAAAATCTATAGATAAATTTTTTGATTCGGATTCGGTTCCATTTCGTGCTTGAACGGCAAGAAATTGTTTCATTCTTGATGGAAGATCAGTTATTTTATTTTTCATAAGTGATTGTTTATTTAAAAATGAATCAATTTCTTTAGAATAAGTAGTAATTCTATCTTGAGAAAAACCAATGAAATTAATTATTTTTCTACTTGGTTGAACCGAAAAATTTACTTTTGAATTCAAAATTACTAACTCAGAGTTTGGTATAAATCCAATATTAGAAAAATCATTGATAGCTCTTGGTTCAGAATCATTGGGTGTTGCAAAATAACTATGGATAACAATTCCAAATCTACTACTTGATATTTGCTTTCCTAACTCACTATATATTGGTATCTTATAAAGAACTTTGTTTGGTTGTATTACATAATTTTTATCAATTATTTTTGGCTTTTGGAGCCACATAACATCAAATTGAATTAAACCAGTAAAATTCTTTGGAAAAACAGTTTTCATAATTTGAAACAACCCTGCTAAAGAAGTGCTATAATCACTACGACCAGCTTGATCGGGAAGACGATTAAAAATCATATTAAATATTTCACCGCTGGTTTGCGGGAATTGTCTCTTTTTCATACCAACTTTATCTGTCATTACAAAATTTCCATTTAAATTTCCAGCTATTAAACTTGGCGTTCCATCCCACTTAATAGAAATATTTTGAGATGAAGATGCGGCATCTTTTAAAGATTCCAATGCTTTGTGAGCACCAATTGAACCTTCATCAAAAATACGATCTTCTGGATGATATATTCTTGCCTGAAATTTTGATTCTGATGTTATTTCATTTAATTTCATTTATTGCTCCAGTTTACGTAATACAAAAAATTCCTCTGCTTCTTTTTGGGTATCAAATTCAATTTGATTAACAAGCCAATAAATAGGACTATTTATATACTCCACACATTTTTCTTCATATATCCATTTGATCCCATTAAAATTTATATTTGTTTGAATCCTATGACGTTCTAATACAGATTTTAAATATGGTCGATTATCAAAAATAATTTTCATATAACTATTTAATAGTTGAATTCTTCGGTTACTTTTATGTCCAAATTCAATGCTTGAAAAATAGAAGTTAAAGCCAATGGTAAATCATCTAAATCAGCATCTTCTTCCAAAGAAAAATTAATACACATAGCTTTAAAAATCGCCATTAATATATCACGTTCATTGTAGGTAATACTATCCCAACAATGTGCCCTTGGAATTAATTTTAATATCTCTTCGCCGTCAAGCATAACAGTAACTCCATATGCGCTTCCCCCACTACACCCATCATGGTTACAAGAATAACCATCATACGTATGAATAATATGTAAGTTTTTCATTTATTGCTCCAATTTTCTTAGGAAGAAAATTTCATTGCGTTTCTTTTTATTTTTTGGTACTTTCTCAAGACGATATGTTGTGCTGGCGTCGCCAAAACCCAAACCATGAACATATGTTGTATTATAATCACATTTGCCAAATGCTTTTATTGTATCACAAAAATATTCAAAATTTTGGTCCGACCCCGAACCCCAAGGATATATTACCCAATCACCGACTTTCAAATTTTTTCCATTTTTATCTCTATATGTCATATATTCCCATCATTGTTCTAAACTTCGAAGAAATATTAATTGTTCTCGTTCTTTTTCATCTAATGGAATTTTCTCAACATACTCACAATATCTATGACAATATATAATATTACTACTAATCGCTACTGATCCACTTGCACGGTCCATCGTATAAACTCTCCCACAAATTAAACCATACCTATCAGAATTAATAATAACATAATCACCAATTTGTAATTCAGCACCATTTTTATCGGTCATTAGAATATTCTTGGTGATTCCATTGCACGATTACTGTAAATTTTAACACCCTTTTCACGAATTATATCAACAATCATTTGGGGAGTAGATTCAAATATTTCTTCCAATGTTTCTTTAGTAATACCATCGGAAGTTTTCAAACTATAAATTTCATAGTGACGCTGAGTATTGGCTTGAGCGCGAAGTTTTAACATAAAAACAGTTTTATTTATTTCTTTGGCATATGTATTTTCAACCCCACCCAACGCAGCCAAAAAATCTGCACCTTCTGACATATGATCCATATCAACTGGAATCACGCATTCCAAACCAGAATTACACCACATTATAATAAAATTATTGTCGGGAAGAGGTTTTTCATCTTCATAAATATCATTAAATTCACCAGTTTCCTCATCAAAACTGATATGATTGTCGTTCGATTCCATTTTTCACCTCAAATATAGTATATCAAACTTTGATTCATTTGTCAAGACAATAATTTGGCCATCATTTGAACAGATATTGTTGGGTTTTTGATATATTTAATGGCATTACCATCTTGATTAACCGCAGCCAGTTGCATTTCTTCGCTTGGATTTTTGATATAATAAATTGCATGACCATCTTGATTAACAGCCGCCAGTTGCATTTCTTCGCTTGGATTTTTGATATAATAAATTGCATGACCATCTTGATTAACAGCCGCCAGTTGTACATCTTCGCTTGGGTTTTTGATGTAATAAATAGCACCACCATCTTGATTAACCGCAGCCAGTTGCATTTCTTCGCTTGGATTTTTGATATAATAAATGACATAACCATTTTTATTAACAGCAGCCAATTGCACATCTTCGCTTGGGTTTTTGATATATTTAATGGCATGACCATCTTGTTTTACCGCCGCCAGTTGCACGGCTTCGCTTGGATTCTTGATGTAACGAATGGCACCACCATTTTGATTAACCGCAGCCAGTTGAACATCTTCGCTTGGATTTTTGATATATTTAATGGCATGACCATCTTGATTAACCGCAGCCAATTGCACATCTTCGCTTGGTTTCTTGATATATTCAATGACATGACTATCTTTATTAACAGCTACCAATTGCTCCGATTCCGACATCAAATTGTAATCTTTTTCATTCATAAATCTAGTATATCAGAATTTGGTTTGTTTGTCAAGACAATAATGTTGATAAATACCGATGCAGTTCGCGGATTCTAAGTCCCAACTGCTCTATCGCTTTTAAGGAGCAACAGTATATGGCTATTTATTCAGTCGAAAAACGACAAAACAAATTTATTGATCGTGCGCAACAACTTCATAAAAACCGATATGATTATTCAAAGGTAATTTATACAGGCGTTCATAAGAAAGTTGAAATAATATGTATAATACATGGAAGTTTCTTTCAGTCACCAGCAGTGCATAGTCAAGGTTCTGGTTGCACACAGTGTTTTTTACAAAATATTAGAAAAGATGCAGTATTTATAGAACGATCTAATATATTACATAAAAATATATATGATTATTCCAAAGTAATTTATAAAAACAATTGTTCAAAGGTATCTATTGGTTGCAAAATTCACGGAATATTTAAACAACAACCTGCTGCCCATTTAAGTGGACAAGGTTGCCCAACATGTAGAATTTTAAAACATATTAGTAATCAAGAATCAAATACCAAAGAATTCATTAAAAAAGCTAATCTGATTCATAATAGTTTATATTCATATGATTATGTTGATTACAAAAGAGCATTAAAAATATTATTATCACATGTTCTAGACATGGAAATTTTAAACAACTTCCAAGTAATCATTTAAAGGGATATGGATGTCCTCGCTGTTTTAGTAGTTCAGGAGAAAAATTCATTGAAAAATATCTTATGTCAAATAATATAACTTTTAAATATCAAGTTCGTTTTGCAGAATGTAAAAATATAGCAACGCTTCCTTTTGATTTTGGAATATACGATAATAATAAATTAATTGGGGTTATTGAATATCAAGGTAAACAACATTATTATCCGATTAAATATTGGGGCGGTGAAAAACAATTAAAAATAAGACAGGCGCGTGATTTAATTAAAAAACTTTATTGCTCTACGAATAATATTCCTTTATTAGAAGTTTTATATAATGAAGATAATATTATTACTTTACTAAATTATTTTATGATCATGATTCGTCCATAAGAATTTGCAATATTACAAGTAAATCACAATTATTATATTTTCTAAGATATTGATATAATTGATCACCAAGGCGAGTTTTATTTCTTATTGAGTCACTATCAACAATCTCTCTTCTCAGAATTAATAAATTTGCATCTTTTATCTTTAAACGAGTCTGCATCTTAAAAAAGAATGCGCGAGAAAAACTAGCAATATTATTACCTGATATTGTTCCACGAAGATATCTCTTCAATTCAATAACTGGTATATCAATATTTGGTTTTTGTAAATATTCTTTTGCGTTACGTAAAGTTGAAATGACATTGGCAAGATCGGTGCTACTTAAAAATATATGATCGAATTTTGGAAACTGTAATGAATTAATACAGTATCTTTTTACTTCATTCGTTGGTCCAAGTAAGTGAAGAGTTAATAGCATAGCAAATAAAATTTCACTTAATTCATTGATATCAAATTTTGATGCTGTTTGATCGTTACGTATCATTTTACTTTCTGTAATAAAAGTGAATAATTCTTCTTTTTGTTCTTCATTAATATCAGACAAAAATCCTCTATAAACAGGAATTATTCTTAAATCTAAATATATTGCTGCTGATAATCGATGATTCCCTTCTAAATCATCTTTATATATTACAACTGGATGATCAATTCCTCTTTCTTTTATTTCTTCAATTAATTCTTCTCCAGCAAAAGACATTATTTGTTCAATTGACCAACCAGAAAATACCGACGCCTGATTCGCCAATTCAATAGGATTCATATAACAAAATTCCCATAAAATATTCTTATCTATTAAATGATGAGACTCTAATATACATTGTGCATCATCAGCACATTCTGGATCGGGTATCGCATTCCAATTATTAAATATAGTTCCTATTTTTGGATAGTATAATTTAGATTCTGTAATTCTTTCGTCTTCTTTATTATAAGTTCCTTTATTTCCTATTGCTGATTTAACCTGATTAGGATAGAAAGCCACTATCTGTGCAGGATACTTCCAACCGTTTGAATATTGCATAACACCATCATAACCCATACTAATAATATTACTACGAATTGCGTTCGCTGTCTCTTTTGTAAGATGGAAATTTGGACTCCAAGGAATATTCAACACAGTATTTAATTCAGAAGGTATATCTCCATGATCATCACCAACTATTAGCGGATTTTGTAAGGACAAATATACCCTTTTAAACTTATTGCCATACCCTTTGCTCATTCTTATCTGCGGCGAAAAATAAAAACCAGTTCCCCACATACCGGGATCGTTATTTGACCCGGCTTTATTTAAATCAAAGGTGTCAAAATCGGCTTTCGTTCCGTGATAAACTGCCAGAGGGTTTCCTTTATCATCAATAACCTTTGAACTACCAAACCAATTTTTAAAATTTTGGCTAAATTCCATTACTTCTCCGTGATTACATAACACCAAATTTCTTTCATTCCTTTTTTCTTAGCAACCTGATAACGATGATTTCCGTCTTCAATTTCTCCATCCATTACTACAATTGGTGGAATGGTGTCTGGAGATAAATTTAAAAATTTCTTTTCATTTGCTGGATTAGAAATATTATGATCTTTATTACCTTCTTTAATAGAATCTATTGGCAACTTTTGAAGAGATGCATAACATCTATAAAAATATTCTTCTATAAAATTAGTATCAACATATGATGAACTTAAAGAAAATATGTAATTAGCAATTTCATATTCATCATGTAATATTTGAGGATATTCACTACTTAGTTTTGTTGATTTTTGTTTAGATTCTTTTATATAACTCGATTCTGGACAAACACCTTTAATGTGATTTACTTTACATACACCTTTCTTACATGGCGCATACCTATATCTCTTTCTACAAGATAAGCATATAGGATCATTAATAGCATTACTACCACATTGTTCTAAATCTTTTTGACTTCCACATTCCCAACATGTATTATTGGCATCTCGTTTTGCACGTGGAATTCTATAACCTTCTTGATCAACGTTTTCAAATTCAAACAGTCTCATATTATTCCGTCCTAATTATCCTTTGCTGCAACTAATGTCATATAATAATTGGCATATTCATTTTCACCAAAAGTAAGTTCTGATTTACCATACTTATCTCCACTATTTCCGAAACTTCCAAATATAGCATCTTCTCCAAAAATATCATCCTTATCTAAGCTAATTGCCTTTTTCTTTTTTGTATCATAAGCAAAAACAATAATACCAGAAATTTTAGCTAATCTTTCCCATAGTTTTTGGCCTTGTGGTGTTTGTTGATGACGAGTCCATAGAATGTAATTTAATTTTTTAATTAAAAACGCATATACTTTTGTAACAATGTTCATTCCAGAATATTCAAGTTTAATTGCGCAATGTGGTTCTCTAACATTTTTTGTTCCTGTAACTTTATTCGTGGTTATAAAACCAACGGATTTATTATTAATAGTATCAACAATTCTTATCATTTCACGCTGACTATTAAATCGTTGTATTTGAAAATTATTAACTTTTCCTATATTTTCAATTGGCGCGGATAAATTTGCTTTTTTATATAGATTACACATACTAAACCAGTCTTTTTGTAAACCAGAAAATAATTCTTGTCTACCATAATTTACAGATTTTAATTCATTTAGTCTCATATTTATCCTACCTCAATACTACTTTTTCCTTTAACCTTTTTTAAAAATATAGTTGGAATTTTGTTTTTAATTATTAGACAATCTCCATCTCGAATACATTTAAAATTATCCTTTGCATCTTGGTTAGTAATAGCTAATATTATAGTATCTTTATAAGGGCTAGTATCTTCAATATTTTTTGTAAACCAAACAGCTTTTCCGTATTCTTGACAATCAGCAAGTCTTGGTTCCATATATCCACTTTTTAAAATTTTTTTATAATTAACTAAGGAAGTTCCATGATACCAAATTGAAACTGGTTCATGGTCCCATTCAAATTCATATTTTATTGATTCTATCATGGTATCTTTTGTAAATTCATTTAGTCTCATATTAATCCTCGGCCTAACTAGTATTTATGCCTATATCATAGATTTACAACAACATCTAAAATAGTAATAAATACACATGAAGGCAAGTAATATAGGAGAAACAACCTAATATGTCCAGAATCAAGAAGAGTAGTTGCCCTCCACCGGAAAAATCATCTTCCACCAATCCTGAACAAGCAAAATACACAACCAAAAGTGGTATAAGAAAATCTGTAAATTTGATTCCGAGAAATTTGCACCAAGAAGAGTATCTTGAATATCTAATGGACCCAAATAAAATAATTGTAATAGCTCATGGCAGTGCCGGAACTGGAAAAAGCGCCATGGCAATGATGGCTGCAATCAAAGCACTAAGTGAAAAGAAAATACAAAAAATTGTTTTATGCAGACCAGCAATTGGAGTATCTGAAGAAGAGCATGGTTTTGTTCCGGGTACGTTATTGGATAAGGTTCGTATCTGGGTTGCTCCTTTATTAGAATTTCTAAATGAATATTATTCAATGAAGGATTTAGAAGCAATGCTTGAATCTGAGGTAATTGAAATAGTCCCTCTTATGTTAATTCGAGGTAGAAACTTCAAAAACTGTTATATTATTTTGGATGAAGCACAAAATATTTCAGTAAGTGCTATAAAAAGTGTCATGACACGATTATGTGATAATTCTAAATTGATTATTACCGGTGATAATGCACAGAGTGACAGAAAATCTCGTGAAAATGGATTATTAGTTTTTAAAGACCTTCTACAACAATACGGAAATACAAAAAATATTGCAGAAGTAGAATTTAATAAAGATGATAATCAACGTCATCCGATTGTTGAAGAAATTTTAAAAATATTTGGGGATGAATAAAAATAGGAGCCAAATTTGGCTCCTATTGACTTTCTAATTTATATAAAAAGTCTTTTTCAATAGATTTTCTTGCTAACCGCCATGCTTCTTTTTCTGTTGTAACATACCATGCAAATGTCTCTCTTCCGCGATTATAAACTATTAGATTATAATTTCCTTTTGGTGTTGGAGGGTATATTTTACATTCTGCATCTGGATAAATGGATATTACAAATTCTTTATCTGTCATATTAATTTTCTAACAGTGTTAAAAATCTCCTCTCCAATTCTATTCTTGCTTTATTCCAAGCATCATTTTCGGTATCTGATATATTATTAGATAGACACATATTATGTGTTCCTCTAAAATTCCAAATTTGATATGTCTTATGATCCATATTATATTCTAATACAGCATGAGGAATCATTTCCAATACAAATTCTTTATCGGTCATCCCTATCCTCAGATATAATAACTTCAATTGGTTTCATATCGATGTCATAAAAAACTAAACCATATTGAATTACTTTTCTATGCTTTTTAATTCCCATAATACCCATTATTTCATCATGAAGATATTCCCATTCATGTTCTTCATCACCATAATCTTCATTATTATGTTTGTCAAGAAAATCTGATATATCTTGTTCACTTGGTTTGGTGCTACCAGTTGGATGACTATGTAACGTTCCAAAGAATTTAAGAGATGTTCCGGCTTCCATTTCTTCTTCGGGTTGAGAATAATTTAAATAATAGTATTCTTTATCATTTACAGCCGATAAAATTTCTAAAGAATCAAAAACGCTAATATGTAAATCATCATTAATTATTTTTCCCAATAGAGCAACAATGAATTCATTTGGAAGAGCCTCGATAGCTTGCTTCTTGAATTCTTCAATGAGATATTTGTGAATTATGATTCGTCGAATCATTGCACCCGCGTTTATGCTGTAGTATTTAAATTCTCAATCTGTAATAATTGTCCGACTTCATTAGGATACATAGCTTGGAAATGTTCCAATAACATTTGATAATTTGGATTTGTTACTTGTTGCCCGCCCATTTGAAAGTTTCTACATTTCAAAACTTCTTTATTCTTTACATCTAAAATTACATTACATTTCTTTAAATCACTATCGCGAATCTTTTTAGTTATCGACACTACTTCATCTGCAATAAAATTTTTTGGATTCTTGGAATGATCTGGTTGTGAAGTTGCTTTTGGATTTGCTGCGTTGATTATAAACGTTGCTGTTATAAACATATATTATTCCTTTTCTTCTTTATTTATCTGACTTAACTCTATAAGTATTGCCGCCACTAAAATTTCAGCATCACATGCGACTGGAATTTGAACCATACCTCTGCGAATTATTAAAATTGCACTATCTTTTTGATTGTTGTTTGAACCAAATAAATCAATATTATTATATAACCAAACAAAAAACTCTTCTAAATCTTCTGGTCTAATTTGACTGCATATTAATGCACGTGCTTCTCTAATTTTTCCAGTTTTGAATAGTTCAATGGCGTCAATCCTGTAATCTCGTGAATTGCTGTTATTACTAGAATCTGGTCTACATAGTTTTCCATTAATAGAATTTTGCTGACATATATTGATAGTCTTGCGTAGATCGGGCCAGCACCCACGAACATAATCATCAAGAACATCCAACTCAAATTCAATATTCTCAGTTACAAGAATTTCAGCCATACGAACAGTAAATTCATCTAATTGTAACTTATTAATTGCAATAGTTTGACATCTACTATGAATTGCAGGTATGACTCTATTTGGATAATTACATGTTAAGAAAAATCTACTTGTTGAGAATTGTTCCATCAATCCTCTGAGGATAGATTGAGCATTAATACTAAGATAATCAGCCTCATCCAATATAACAATCCTCATTATGCCATATGGTATGGTGCTAACAAATAATGTTATCTTGTTTCTCATATCATCAACACTATTTTCACGACTTGCATTTATAAATAGAACATCATATGGGTCTATTTGTAACTCATTACAAAGAATTTTTGAAATTGTTGTCTTACCAGTGCCGGGGCTTCCACTAAACAAAATATTAGGAACATCTTGATTTTTGATCCACTGTTCAATTTGAGTTTTTTGTGTTGAATCACTGAAAACATATCCATCTAATGTAGTTGGACGATATGCTTCAGTCCATAAACTATTTTTCATTATTATAATCCTTTTGTATTATCAAACTTTCCCAATATATCATTTATTGGTTTCTTCCATGAATTATTCATCATGAAGGGATGTGCCCAATCTTGCGTGTAGCTACAATAGGGACATTTCCAGCCTTCTGTTGTTGCAACTAAAATTCCTTCGCCATCTAAATGATGTTCATCTGTTCTATTGCCACCACAGGTAAATGGATGAAATTTTCCAGCATGTTGATATTCATTCAATGATTTTATTTGTTCATCTGTAAAGATTATATCACTCATTTCTCTAATATCCTTAACATTTCTTTTTCTCGCAATGGTTTAAGACGCCTTTCCATAATTTCCATAGCAGTTGGCCAACTTCCATTTGCTACAGCTTTTTCATAATCTAAGTCGTCTGCTGTATGACAATATAAATCCATCAACTCCAAAATCAATGCATTCTTTTGTCTATGTGACCCATTTTTGATAGTCCTATTCATTCGTCTACTAAGTTTGCACAAATTACATACGCATCTAGACATAATAATCCTTTATTTTATAACTAATCCATGTATTGTTTTTTGATTTGCGCGATCTATATAATTTTTTGCTTGAATTAGTCCAACAACAGATAATACAAACACAATACAAGTCACTAATAATATTATTCTTACTCTTATTTTATCTTTATGCTCATCATATTCTTCCATATTTACTTTGCCATAATTGGACCAACCATTGAATCATTGGATGGGTCCATATTTTTTTCAGTATATAGTAGAATTGCCTTGGGATCAACACGTCTAACAACAGTTTTATTTGCTTCCATTGATGGATCAATTTCATTTAAATCAATTCCTCTTGACCATCTTCCGTGTTCGATCAAGGCCCAATATCCCGGTTTTAAATCTGAATTACTTTTTTCTCCAACTGCATATACTTTGGCCCAACGAGAGTGAATTCCTCGATCAGTTTTATCATCATCCAATATAATAATTCCCATAGTAGTTTTCTGCTCACCAAAATACATATCATAGACTAAAATATCATCTTTAAGTGGCGTAATAGTTACCATATTATTCCTTCCCTTTTTTAGAACCATGTATAATAGTTGGTTCATCCACAAAAGTTTCCTCTTCTTGAACAACTTTTTGACCAACAATTTTTTGATTATTCAATGTTTTTGGATTAGATACTTCTGTTGTAACCTTCCATACTGGCTCAACCTGAACTGGTTTTGCATCGGATGGTTTTGGTATTGGAGAAGGAATTGTTGCATTAATTCTTCTGGATGTTGGTCTAACCGCTAATTTTTGCATTACTGGTTTACTTGAAACGTCTTTCTTTTTTCCGGCAACAACTGGTTTTGTATTGGGTTGGCTACGTTTTAAAGCATCGAAATCCAACTTTACTCCTCTTGCTGTAACTACTATTCTTTTTGCCATTATATCTCCTATTAATCCCTCAAAAATTCATTAATATCTAAACCAAATCTTATACTATTAACTCTATGAATCTTCATCAAATACAAACAATAACTTGCACATGAAGACCCTCTTCCAATTCCCCACACAATGTTATTTTGATCTGCAATATCTCGAAGATATTTTAAATATTTCAAAATATTTATTAAATTGAATTTTTTATATAAATCCAACTCAATATTTACTCTTTCTAACTCTTCTTTAGAATTACATTTTGATTTTATATATTCTTCAATATTCATTTCTAAATATTCTTCTGGCATTAACCATGTGTTCTGTAATTCTTTATGATATTCCAGAACTGGAATGTCATTATCTCTATCATTCCAAAGATTTATATGCGGAACATCTAAATATGTTTTATCTCGTGCCATTTCATATTTCTCACCATCTATAAGAAATAAACCAAGAATATCAAAATTTGGATTTATTTTTAAATACTCTATCACTTCCTGTTGTGTGTAACCAATTCTTCCGTATTCATCACTGACCATTTTTAAATCCTTAAAAAGTAACAGTTGCGGTAATTGCTGCCGCGAATAGCCAATAAAGCGCATGTCTTAAATCTTTTTGCCAAAAATACATACCAGAGGCACATAAATTTAGAAAAATTAAAATAGCTGGAAAAATCTGAGTCTTTGTCATAAATATCTTTATTCTTCTAATGAAGCGCCTCCATCCACAACTATTATATCTGTATTTTTATTATCGTTTGTTTTGAGTTCAATGTCAAGAACTTCTTTATTCTCATTTTGATCCCAATCCAAATTAATATCAGCCCAAGAACTCAAAAATTTCAATTGTTTTGGATTATCAGTTATTGAAATATCTGATCTATCCCACCACGGAATCTCAATTTTTGTTTTGTCATAACTAAAACTACCAAAATCTTCAACGGTATATGTTAAATCTGGTGCAATATTACTACTTATAAGTATACTATCAATATCTATATTTCCTTCGGTAATTGCGCTTAGTTTATGAAATAATATAAAACCAATTACTTGATCATATGGTTCTTCGGGAAACAAAATAACTCTATTTTCTTTCATGAGTCGAAAAATTTTTGGAGCAATTGGATCATCACGAAAGCAAAAAATACTATCAGCCATTATTTCATTAATAAAAATCAAAATCCGTTGAATAGCAATATTTTGATGAGCACTATTATCTGTGGCTGTTATCATATTAATTTTTACGTAATATGAGTTTGGAAAAATTCTGGCCCCATCAACTACTATAGAAGAAAAATTAATATCATGTGTCAGTTTTACATTCATAATTTTATTATCCAATGTTTATAATTTCATCAATTTTAGTTCCATTTTTTTCCAAATGCTCTTCAAATTTTTCTGCATTTCGGCGGCTCTGTTCTTCATACATTCCCATGAGAATTGGTTGCGCTTGTCTTGATAAATTTACATTATTTGAGAACACGATATTAGATAATTTTTGAATCTTTTCATCTAATTGTTCATCTGTTAAATCAGCTAATTTAATTTCTATTGCCATATATTACCTCCCGCTACTTCCAAAGCCTTTTTCTGCTCTTTTTGAATTTGGTAATTCATCAACCCATTTTATTTCTGTGCCTGTCAAAACTTTAAGTGGAATCATTTGGGCAATCTTATCTCCCGTTTTAATTACAAACCCGTCTGGATTATGATTTGTTAACAACACTAAGATTTCACCTGTGTAAGTACTATCAATTACTCCACCACTAATAGTAATACCATTTGAGGCCATACTTGAACGATCCTTCAACATCAAACCATAATTGTATTCATCACATTCTTCACCAAACATATTAGTTTTATCACTAATATATTTTGCTGAAATTCCGGTTCTAACCTTTGCTGTCATGTTTTGATATAACCAAACATCTTGTAATGCATATACATCGAATGCAAGGTCTTCATTAGGATGGGCAACCGTGGGCAGAATAGCTTTAGGATCAAGCTGTTTACAAATAAGCATATATCATCTCCTTTCTTTTATTATATCATGGACAGGAATATTATAATATTTTATTTTGATTATTTCCTCTTATTTGCTAGTTTTTTAACGGCTTCGCTTGGATTTTTGATATATTTAATGGCATGACCATCTTGATTAACCGCAGCCAGTTGCATTTCTTCGCTTGGGTTTTTGATGTAATAAATTGTATAACCATTTTGATTAACCGCCGCCAGTTGCATTTCTTCGCTTGGGTCTTTGATGTAATAAATTGCATAACCATTTTGATTAACCGCAGCCAGTTGAACATCTTCGCTTGGGTTTTTGATATATTTAATGGCATGACCATCTTGATTAACCGCAGCCAATTGCACATCTTCGCTTGGTTTCTTGATATATTCAATGACATGACTATCTTTATTAACAGCAGCCA